TTTTTAGATGAAGAAGCTGCTCCAAAATCTCCAACTCGTAACTGTATTATCAACCCTCGTATGCAAGCTAGCATTGTGGATAACTTGAAAGGTTTATTCCAATCAAGTACTGAAATTGCCAACCAATACGAAACTGGTAACATGGGGATGACGGCTGGCTTTAAATGGTCTATGGATCAAAATACGGCTACGCATACGGTTGGTCCTTTAGGTGGTACGCCTTTAATGAATGGTGCTACACTATCTGGCGCAACATCTATCGTAACAGATGGCTGGACTGCTGCTGCTGCCGCTCGTTTGAAATTAGGTGATGTTATCACTATTGCTGGTGTTTATGCAGTTAACCCACAATCTCGCGTGACAACTGGTCAATTACGTCGTTTCGTAGTTACAGCTAACGTATCAAGCGATGGTGGTGGTAATGCTACAATCCCAGTCAGCCCTGCTATTATTTCTAGTGGTGCTTTCCAAACAGTAAATGCTTTACCTGCCGACGGCGCTGCTTTAACTGTTGTTGGTGCTGCAAATGCTGTATCTCCTCAAGGCTTGGCTTTCCATCGTGATGCCTTCGTTCTTGGTTGCGCTGACTTAGTGCTTCCACGTGGTGTTCACATGGCTGATCGCGTATCTAGCAAAAAACTAGGTTTGTCGATGAGAGCAGTACAAGCATACGATATCACTGAAGATCGCTTCCCACTCCGCTTGGATGTGTTGTATGGTTGGAAGTGCGTTCGTCCAGAATTGGCTTGCCGTATCGCTAGCTAATTTAACCTTAATAGGGGGCAGTGATCCTGCCCCCTATTTATTTCGGAGATATGTATGGCAATTCCTGATAATAAAGACCCTGCTGTATCAACATCGGAAATCGATTATCCGTTCGTTGAAACAATGCTTGAAAGCGTTGGTGTAAGCACGGCAGATTTTGATGCTTTAAAAGCAATACCAGCAACACAAACTGGTACTGGATCTATGGTTTTAGCAACATCCCCAACATTAGTAACTCCAACTCTTGGTGTTGCTACAGCGACTACTGTTAATGCCGGCACTGGTGGATATAAAGTTAGTAATACAAAAGTACTGGGCGCTCAAGCTGCTGCTATTGCAGACGCAACTGGTGGCGCAACTATCGATGCTGAAGCTCGTACTGCATTAAACGACATCTTAGCAAAATTACGCACACATGGCATTATAGCTACTTAATAGAGGTATAAAATGGCAATTCCTGATAACAAAGATCCACAAACACAGGTAACTGACCAGCCGTATCCGTTTGTAGAAATACAGATGGAATCCGTTGGCATATCTGCTGCTGATATACAAGCGATTAAAGATATTCAACCAGTTTCACCAACAGATTCACCGACTTTTACAGGATTAACGCTCACGGGCGATTTACTCGTTGAGGGGTATGCTACATTCAACACAGGGATGGATACCCTTGGCGATATTTATTTTGCGGCTGATGATAAAAAAATAATCCACCAAGGGTTGACCATAAAAGGCGCTTTCGCACAGGCAACACATATTGATTGCGATAATTCACGTGCCTTCAGCGCAACAGCAACCTATACCGACATCCTATTTGGGTCAACTAAGATAAAGATTAATACGGCTGGCGGTGTGGCGGCTACGGGTGCTTTGACCAGTACAGCTGTGATAACCGCGAAGTCTGGGACAGCTACCGTTGCGGGCGGGGCACAGGCGTTCAGTGCAGGAAGCTCATCACCAACATTCGGCATTTATTATGGTTCAGGCGCACCTACTGTCGTCGCCTCCAAAGGATCATTGTATTTAAGAACTGATGGTTCAGGCGTTAACGATAGAATGTATGTGAATACAGATGCCAATACAACGTGGACTGCCGTTGTAACGGTAGCATAAGGATAAACTATCACGATAATTAATAGTAACACAACAGAATAGGGTTCATATGGCTACAGGTCGTGATTTAATTAAAGGCGCATTTCGACTTGCTGGCATCTATGCCTCAAGCGAAGAACCATCTGCTGAAGAAATAAATGATGCGCTATCGTCTTTAAATGAGATGATTGAATCTATGGGGCTGGAGTCTTTATTTCCATATGTTACTGAATCTGCATTGTATAATTTCACTGGCGGTCAAGCTACTTATACACTTGGTCCTGCTATATCAAACGACTGGGTTATTTCACAAAAACCAGAAAATATCGAGTTTGCAACCGTTAGACTTCCTGACGGTGCTGACTTGCCTATTGAACTTGTAACCGATAGAGATTATTCAACTATCATTACCAAGGACTCACCTACCACATTACCGTTGTATCTGCTAGTAAATAATTATCCTACATATCTATCATTGACGTTATGGCCAGTTCCATCTGATGGTGGATATGGACTAACAGTTTACTACAAAAACAGATTCACAGTTTATACGTTAGACGATGATATTGACTTACCTGATGGGTATTTCCGTATGCTTCGTTACAACCTAGCTATTGAAATATCGCCAGAATACGGTGTTGATATCTCAGAAGCAGTCGCTATGATAGCAAGAGAATCACTTGCATCAGTTAAGCGCAGAAATCATCAGATCGAAAAAGTTGGTTGCGATGCTGGTGTATTAGCACCTAAACAAACCTTTAACTGGTTGACGGGTGAGTAATGAATTTTGAAGGTTTTATTGGTCCAACATATCAGCTTAATTCTGTTAATGCGTCTGCACAACGCACGGTAAATTTGTATCCTGAAAAAATCGGTACTGGTGGTGAAAATATCCAGTATTATTTTCGCGGTACTCCTGGACTGGATACGCATATAACATTACAAGCGCCCATACGCGGTATGTATACAACCAGCAGCCGTATGTTTGTTGCTACATACAATACTTTATACGAGATATTTTCTGATGGTACGTCTATTTCAAGAGGCACTATTTCTCTCGGTTCTGGTTCTGTTGGTATGTCTGATAATGGTTTTGAGCTGTGTGTGGTTGCTGGTTCAACGGGTTATATCCTTAATCTCAGCACTAACGTATTCACCGAAATCACATCAGATGGATGGAGAGGATCATTAATTGTTTCATTCCTGAATGGTCGATTTTATTTTGTCGAACCAGAGTCTGGAATATATTACTGGTCTGATTTATATGACGGCTTAACGATTGACCCATTAAATTTCGCTACCGCAGAAGGCTCTCCTGATAACTTACTGTCTATGTTTGTATGCTATCAGGAAGCCTATGCCTTTGGTACAAATTCGATTGAAGTATATTACGATTCTGGCGATGCTAATGCACCTTTACAGCGTGTTAATGGTGCTGTTATTGAATACGGGTGCGCGGCAGTAAATTCGATTGCTAAGGCTGATAACACGATATTTTTCTTAGGTCGTGATGCTCGTGGTGGTGGTACAGTATATGCCATTACTGGATATCAACCACAGAGAATATCAACATACTCCATTGAGCAGGAATTACAGTCGTATGGCAGTATTGAAGATGCCATAGCTTATACCTATCAAGAGGATGGACACCAGTTTTATGTATTAAACTTTACGTCTGCAAATACAACGTGGGTATACGATATCACCGAAGGTGCTTGGCATGAACGAGCATTTTTAGATGTAGACGGAAATTTAGATAGGCATCGTGGTAATTATCATGCTTATGCATTTGGATATCATTATGTAGGTGACTTTGAAAACGGTAAAATCTATACGATGTCAAGCACTTTATACTCAGATGATGGTGATGATATCAAGCGCCTTCGCGTATTTCCTCATGCCGTTAATGAGCAAAAACGTATTCGGTTTAACTACTTACAAATTGATCTTGAAACGGGCGTAGGCAATCCTGATGATGATGAGCCTATTGCTTCACTGTCTTGGTCAAATGATGGTGGTCATATTTACGGTAATCATCGTCTAGCAGAGGTTGGTGCAGTAGGGCAATACAAGAAGCGTGTCAAGTTCAATAGGCTCGGTATAGGTCGTGACCGCGTATTTAGCTTTGATTTCACATCGAAAGTTAAGGTCACTGTTTTAGCCGCTTACATCATGGCTGTGGGAGCTAGCTCTTGACAACATTAACTACTGCACCAGCACCCATTCGTGGGAAAATGGTAGATGAAAAAGGCATCATAACTGCTCCTTGGGCGCAGTATTTTCGTGGCGTTCAGGCAATTATACCTGACGGTAGTGGATTTGTAGTAGCTAATCCACCTATAACCGCTGATACAAAAATTAAGATTACATACGATACAAAAGGATTGGTTACTAGCGGTGCTGATGCTACAACCACAGATATCGCAGAAGGAAGTAATTTATACTATACAGCAGAGCGTATCGCGTCATTAATTACTGATGGAACCCATATTACATGGACTTATGACCCTGCAGCACATACATTAACAGGTGACGTACTTGTAACGCTACAAAATGCATTTGATGATTCTGTAGGGGTGGTAAGCCCAAACGTAGCATTAATCTCTATCCCAGATGGCGAGTTTTTAGAGGTTGATTTTAACGGAACATCTGCATGGAATTTCTATAATGTTGATGACCTTGGTGCTGTTGGTTATGAAGATAATAGTGGTAATAACGTAAGAGTTGACGCTGTGATTTTAAATATGGTACACTCAAATATATATATGGGTCAGGCAGGTGGCGCTGCAACCGTTCAATGTGATGCGTACTTATCAGCACCTTACAGAGTTGAAACCAGTAATGACTACCTAACGGTGGGAACATGACAGTCGTATATGTAACACAACAATCTAATCCTGCCGCTACAACGGCAACGGATTTATACACTGTGCCTACAGTATCGGTGAGTAAGATTGTTACTATTACAGTATGTAACCAAGGTGTTGCTGGTAGCTTTAGAATATCTAGGTCTGTTGGTGGTGGTGCTACTGTAGCTAAAGATTATTTATTCTATGATGCGCCTATCGCGGCATCTGGTACAGCACCTTATGTTATCACCACACCATTCTTTGCCAACACAGCAGACAAGATTAGGATTTACGCTAGCCATGCAAATATGTCATTCCAGCTAGATGCTCAGGAAAATACATAATGACACAGGGTACTACACAATTTTTACCAATTATCCTTACGAATACAGCAGAGGTGAGCGTGTTCCAGAATTATAAAACAAATGACTATGACGTAGATGGAACGACATCTTATGTGGGGCAGCAAGAAATTACCACCGGTGATTGGCTACTACAAAAAATAGAGGATTCTTCGGGTGATTTAACAATCACATGGGCAAACATTTCAAACAATGTGTTAGAATTGACCTACACAGATGCTTGGACTGACAGGGCAACACTAACTTACAACTTGATAGGCGATTTAACAATCTAGGAGAACAAAATGGCTAAAAGTACATTAACCTGCAATAGCGTGTTGGCATTAATTTTTAATGCTACTGCGTGGGCAAACGTAGCGGATAACGCATCATCTTCACCTTTTACAAACTTGTATTTAAGTTTGCATACGGCTGATCCCGGTGTTGGTAACAACCAAACAACTAACGAAGCAAACTACACAGGCTATGCGCGTTTAGCAGTTGCTCGTACCACTGGCGGCTGGGCTGTCCCTGCGTCTGCCGCAACTTCAAACGCTGCGCTTGCTCAGTTTGGAATCTGCACAGCTGGAACAAACACGATTACTCACGTTGCTATTGGTACAGCTTCAAGCGGTGCTGGTACAGTATTGTACGCTGGTGCATTAACGGCATCTCGCGCTATCTCTGCTGGTATTCAGCCTCAGTTTGCTGCATCAGCTTTAACTGTAACAGAGTCTTAATATGATACCTGCTGAGACGATAAGGAGAATCGGAATGTATGTGTGTAGTGAGTGTAACTTAGGAGTAATCCTTACACAGGATGGGCAGTTCATTCGTGCGTGTAACCATGATGGTTCTATTCTTGCGCCTATGGAAGCGGTAGCGACTGGTGAAAGCTCTCTCAACCAAGCACAACCAGACCTAAGCGCAGATGGCATTTAATACTGTATCACGCATAGCTACTGCTACGAATGAGGGTAGACGATGGATGACATCGTGGCGCAAGTCACCCTCTCAGGTTTCTACGATTGGTGTTTGGTTTGATTTAAGTATGTCACCAGGTAATCCTGCTCCTCAGTATTACGCATCAGCTCCTTATGTTGCCGTGCAAATGTTGAGATCAGATCAGGGTGGAATACCCGTTGCACAGTCTGTTACACCATCTGTACAGGTGTTGCGTAATACGATACAAATGACGGCAACGAGTACGGCTTTACCAATGCCGATGATTCTTTGTGATTATTTATTGTATTACCCATTTATTGATGAAGGTACGACAGACCAGCAAGACTTAACTAATACAGCTACCTTGCCTAGATACACTAATG